TGTAGTCTAAGGTTCTCAGTTTCCAAGTCATGAATCTTTGCGAGGAGCAAATCCACTTGCTCCCCGACTTCTAAACCAACATTTTGGGCTGTTGAAACACCACGAAAAATAGTATTTACATTAGTAAGTCATATTTACAATTTATGGCACGCGCTCGACTCAGAGCACGTCCACAGAGCCTAAATTTTTGGTGTAGCGAACACCGCCCTTAAAAAAGGGTACCGTTTATGTACAGTGCTAAAATTACAACTTTCGCTAAACAAACATGAGGATATAGGAACTCAAAATCGTCTACGTAAATCTAGTTGCAAAACCGTCTTTAACAATAAGCCTCCGCGCTGGTGCGGTCTGTTCAAATATTTATAGTCCTAGAACTCGGACAAACAGTGAAATCACTCCCACTGTTCCATGTATCGTGCCATTTGCTCATCGTAAGTTTTGAGTTGAGATTCTACAGTCGCAACTGCATTATTTCTTCTCGCAACCTCAAGCAATTGATCACGACGCATGTCATATTCTTCACGCCCATAGCCAAACCACTTATCCATAGCATCAACCATACCATTGATGGCTTGCTCATCAGGACGTAGTGCATTTGACAACAAATGTGCATGAAGCATTTTCTGAATAGAACCAAGCTCAATTCGACTCCGAATGTGTGAACACTCTTCGTCAAACCAAAAGAAGTTCTTCAGAAAAGAAGCATCATCAACACCAATAAAAGGAATAGATTCTGCTTCTTTGTCTGCCATAGTATATGTAATACCAACTTTGGCAAACTCTTGAGCTAGCGCAGTGTGATTAAACCAATCAAATCCCTTTTTGACTGACATAATATTATCATCACCATAGGTCATCAAAGCTACCACTGTTCGAAACAATGGTAAATTACGCTTCAAACCGACCCAATTGCGCTTCTCTCCAAGCGAATAGTAGCAATAACGAACATACAAACTATTCACTATGGAATTGATGACAACAGTCAATGGATGCCCTGATGGATTAGATCCAAACAGTTCAACCAACACACCATTGAAATCATAAATCGGGTTGCAAATTTCAGAAGCTATACCTCGCATGATCATAATATCATCCTCGTCATAATTGCCGCTTTTCTTGGCGATATTAATCAAAACCTTGAATGCAGCAAGCATAAACTTGGAAGACATACGACCATCAAATGAAGCATAATCTCCTGCAACAATCCGATCCTTTCCGAATTTGACAATATGATTGTACAAATCTTCCCATTCTGGTCCTTCAACATTAACACCAACAGCACACTCAAACAATTCCTTGTTATCCATCATCAATTTAGACAACGTCAAGAAATATTTGCGCACTAACATGGTGAATGCTAAATTACATCCAGCGAAGACACGTACTTTCGTTTTCGTCATTTTCGTAGGTTCATCTTTCAATGAACCTTTGAACACAGTATTGATTCTGTTTCCAGCAAGCAACTCACGTTCCATGCGAGCTACTTCCTCCCAATACTTGGGATCGACATCCCTAGCTACTGAGATACCTGGAACAACACGTCCAGAAACTTCAATAAACTGTGTTTTGGGTCCGCTTTCCGGAAACCCCAAAGATGATTTGAAGTTGATGGCATTCACGCCCTTCACACCATCCATACCAGCAATGATGACATCATCAGGTAACTTACCCACCTTCTCATAATCCGTAGATTTGAGACCGGAAAGGATAGTTGTCTGATAATCTATGACAGCTTTCGCTATCAATTTATCATCAAAGTCATATGCAATATCAGTCTTCTTCGCAATATCGTCTTCCCAATGTTTGGGCGACGACATGTTATAAGGCTTGTCATGCACACGAGGCAAATCACACACTTCAGCAATATCCTCCGAAAATTTCGAAGGTACTACATTGGAATGGTGTGCTGCCCTGGGCAAAGTATGTTGACCATAAACTCTCATATGACCGACATTCTCCACTGAATTAACAGCACTTTTGGGATGCGGATCAGACAAAGGTCCGAAATTAACACCCAAAATTTCCTCTGGCATAGATACCTGAGAATGAGAAGTCATAATATGAGGTTTCTGGTTCAATTGCTCCATAGCTTCAGCAATCTGAGGCTGGGTCAAAATTCCAGCTCCAGCTTTCCTTCCACTACCAGCAAGATGAAATCCGGTAATAATCCCAGTAGGAGCTCCGCCAACCAATGTGGCCATACAAGTTCCTTTCTGAGTCTCCTCGTCATATACATACCGAATACAATCAAAAGCACCACCCTCCGTGGTGTTAATTCTGTCAAGCGCTCCGCTCAAAAGCGAAGAAACCTGTACTTCTCCTTCATGGGTCACAAAGACCCTACGAAAAGTATAAGTTCTATTCTTGACATATTTCTCGGGAAAAAAGCGAGTGCAATCTTTCACTTCTCCCAATTCTGGCGCATACCACAATGCCAAATCAGTGTTTGGTATATGGTAGCAACAAGACGCAGAAACAACACATTTGTTCGTGTGTCCTCCTGGTCTAGTCACTACAGCTTGAGATTTGTCTGCAGGAACGGCATGATTTGGTAAAATCCAGACATTACCCTTAAGAGGGAAAACATCATTACCATACCACACACCATCCTTAAGAACTCTAATGTGTGATAGACGTTTACTGACGGTACTTTGAATATCATCAATTGTCGTCGATCTCTCAACATGTGTGCGCTGAATGACTTCTGGTTCATCCTTAGGAGACCAGAATTCTTTGCGAATTTCGCCCTCATATTCCTTCTTCAAGGCAATAGGGGCTGCAGCTTGTGAAACAGTTTTCTGCCACCGACGGTACAATGCATAGAACAAAGCAATAGAAGCAAAAGCTCCCAAAGCTTTCATTGCAAATCGTCCATCAGCTTTATCACAAGCATCACGCAATACTATGGAAGGACGTTGAAACGAAGTCAACATCTCCACAACTTCCCTTTTCCTTTGCTCAATTTTAATGCACACCTGCAAATAAAACAAAACAGGTAGTACAAATAACAGAGCAATGAAATTGGGAATGAAAAGAGCTAGCAAGATAATCGCAACATATAAAACAGCGAATCTCTTGACAAGAGTATACAACTCTTCTCGTAAATCACCAGGACTCAACCATAGTGACAAAATACTGCCATATCGTGAATTGACAAACCAACTCATGAAAAAAGTGTATCTAGCAACACCAAGTGTCTCTAAATCAAACATCTTTTCACGAATAGTTGTGATATCAACTCCAAACTGGCTCTCGAGCTTTTCACACTCACTGCACATACCACAAACGTTCTCATGAGGACATAATTTCATATCCTTCAGATTTCGCTGTTGAGTAACGTATGCACGTTGAGCCTCAAAATGCTCACGAGATTCCTCTCTCAAGAAAACCAATAATTCCCTCATTTCAATATTTTTCAACTGCTTTTTCCTCCAAACAACGGGCTTAAAAGCCACCGACATGTTGTCTTTAGGATTGGACAGAAACGGCTTTTCAACCGTGAAATAATTGAATTCGGGCAAAGGTTTCTCATTTTCGGACATAGCCTTTCTAGGATCCAACATTTCTGTACCTTCAATACAGAACTCCGGTTTGACCGTCATTGTGATTGTGACATCAAAACGACGACTAATCGAAAGTGGTTCCATAGAATAAACGTTAGCATTGACATGCTTAACATTGGTTGTTCCGAAAACAACGCGCGGCATGATCAGCACATTTCCCTTCAATTCAACGTTGGGATTTAGTGCTGCCATTGGCACATTGTTGATAAACTGGATAACCTTCATCAACGGATTTCCTTCCGTAAAATTTGGGTTTCCATTGGCTAAATCATCAAAGATGACGCCTGCATGTTTGGAACGATACTCAGACTGAAATTTATCAAACTCATTCAGAGTGACAATCGAACCCGGGTCATGATCATACCCGTTCGATGCTAAAACATATCGCATCAAAGCGCTAGCAACTGAAGATTTTCCAACGGCTGATTCTCCATAAAGGAGAACACCATATGGTTTCTCTCTAATTTGCTTTCGCTGAGCCAACGTGAGCTTAGTGCGAATATTCTTCAATTTCTCTAAACGAGACGAATAATATGCACGTTCACCCTGCTTACAATTTGCAAGGTACTCAATAGTCAACTCGGTAATTTCGGACAAGCGACGATCGTATTCGTGCTCATCACAGTTGACTTCACTCAATGATCCAACATCATACAAAACATAATTAGCAGTAATAAAAGCATACTCCTCATCATATTCAGATAATTTGGCATCAGTCCAAAAAGCAGACAAACCTTCTCCAGTGAAACATCGATTACCACGTTCAAAAAAGAACTTAATGGTTTCGATGACACACTCTAAGAGATCAGTTGCACTAACTTGCCTTTTGAGCACTTCAGCTCTGAAGACATTCAAGTCTCCAAGCTTAAGAGTGAATTTCGATGATTTGACCATACCACATGCTACAATAGTACTGATCAATTTCATCAATTTTTGAGCCATTTCGGTTTCACGGAGTCTTGTAAAGTTTTGGATAACATCCAATAACGAGACAATCTCCATTGCACCAATCTGACTTTCGTATTTCAATCCATCTTCATCTCCAATGATTGAAACTCCGAGTAAATCGGATAATGCAGCCGCAACATATGCTGAGGCAGACTTAGGCAGGTATATTTTGGTGAATAAACCAATACCTGACATAAAGCCTGCTAAATTTTTAGCATTATAAGTATTAACGGCTAACAAGACGCAATTCTCCAATAAATCGAAACACCAGCTTTCAAGGACTGATTTCATGTCCTCTCGAGCTTGGTTCCAAAAAATGGCAAATTCCGCCAACGAATCTTGTGCGCAATCAGCAACAAATTTCTGTGCTGAATCAAAGCGCGATGGTTCAGATTCGATAAATACGTCTTCCAATTCTCCATTGTGCGAGACGTATTTAGGAGGAATAGAAGGGTCGCGACCATGTTTAGCGCGAGCTTTCTTTTCCTCATC